CTTAAACACGTCTCATGTAATGGGGAGGGCTCTTGGGTTTCCTTTGTAAAATGGAAAACTAACGCCTTCTTTGCTTTTTATCGTGATCAAGATTTACCTCCAAAGCCTTTCTGGAAATACCGATCTGGTGTTCCGAAGGACGATTGTGAAAAACAAATCTTCTGTAGACCTAATGATGTCTTCTATATGCCGGACCAGTTACTTTCTGGTATGTATGTGGATTTCTTAGAGAATCTCAGACACAATGAAAACAAATTCATGCAATTTGTAAACTCTTCACTATACCTTAAAAAAGGTATGCCCAACGTTCCAATGTCAATGATACAAAAATCTATCAAAGACACTGTTCAAGAACTAACCGGTGTGCCAAAGGTTGCACTTGAAAGTAGACACTATTTTACCAACCACGTTAAAGTCGTGGATCTCCCTTTAATGGAGATTTGTGTTGATTTCAATAAAGCAAAAGTGATTAGCGCGCTAAAGAGGACCACAAAAGAATATTTTGGTCACTGTAAGATCTCTAACAAAGAGCTCTTTAGCCCCTTCTTTCCTAGCACCTCCGCCAACTTCTATAAAAGTCGTGGTAAGGGTGGTGCAGTCGGTTCCCTGATTGAAAAGCAGGTTTTTGGAGAAAAACCTGAAGATCTTTTAGATACTGCCTTTCGAGCCTGTTCTTTGTTCGAGAGAGTTCCTGTCCATTATGGGACTAAAGGAAAAGAAGAACTTTACAAATATGAAATCGAGGAAGAAGCTTTCGAATTGAACCTTTTATCGGAAGAATCAACCTTACTATTATATGATACTACAATTTTAGACCAGAAGTGGACTGAGAGTTACAAAAAAATCTGGAGTTTAGCTCGGTACGAGGCACCTTATGTGTCTCCCGTCGGACTCGCAGAACCTCTCAAAGTTCGCGTTATTAGCAAAGGTCCCCCTATGATTTATACAGCGCTTAAGCCGTTTCAAAAGTGGATGTGGAAGACATTAAAAGTTAATCAAACTTGTGTGTTGATCAGTAGAATGGTCAATGAGCAAGACGTTAACAATGTCCTTTTCGCTCTACCGGCAGGTGAAACTGTTGTTTCAGGGGATTATGTTTCAAGTACCAATCGACTCCATTCATGGGTCTCGGAAGCCATTTTAGATGAGCTGATGGGGTGTATGGATTGGGGTTTAGATGCTGGTAGTTCCTTACTTGAAGGGACCAAGGACCTGTTCTTAAAGGCTTTGACGAAACATATTTTTGTTGTGGATGTCCCATGTTCACACGAAGACCCCGACTCATTCTTTGATGAAGTCGATGGGGAATGGAAGCGGAAGG